AAATGAACTCGCCCCCAAAAAATATGGCGACTTTAAAACAATTTTTTTAGAAGGCTGAACAGCCTATAAAATTATTTTCGTTCAAGTTAGTAGAAAAATCTAAACTAGTATTTTCCACTATGTAGACACTTTCAATTTAAATGATTGTTATTTATTTATATCAATTTCATTAAAGCTAAAAGTATATTCGTCACTTTCATTATTATAAAATTTAGTGATTAAATACTTATTCGCTTTTATGTAAATGATATTGGCAATATTAAACGTTCTAAAATCTTTTTTAGTCATAGACCAAAAATTAAAGTTAAATTTTCCAACGCTTTTAAAATCAAAACCCTTGAGCTTCGATTGACAATTTAAACGCCCAACGTGTTCAATTGCTTTGCCATTTTGTTTAACATACCCAATTTTAAAAAATCTATTTCCTAAAAAACTTTGAAGGCTTTTTTTACCTAAAGTTTTAAGGCTGTTAGAATTATAAAATGAATATTTGTTATCATCATTATTATTATACATAATTAACCTCACTTTCATTGTCTAATACAAAACCTGAAAAATCAGTTTTTGCTTTACCTTTAGCAATTAAACCACAAATTACATTTTTAGGGTCATTAAATCTTAAATCGCTTTCATCAGCGTTTATGACTTTAAAACCTTTAAAAATTTCAGGAATATATTTTCTGAATACAGCCGATATATTGCCCCCTAATTTTAAGATGTTAAAAGCTAAATCGTAATTATCCTCATTTAAACTATAAGTTAAATGATAATTTGAAGGTAATAAACCTTTAGCGTATTTTTCAGCCCTCTTATATACCTTAGTATAATCGTAAAACTGAACATTAGGAAAATCACTTAATAAAGATGTATTTTCCCAACTTATATCACTAGTACCATTTAACCTAATACAAGGTTTTAAACCTTTACGCTCAGCATTTTTAATAAATTGAGTAATTTCTTTTTTCAATTGTATTAAAAAACTTTCACGCTCTTGGATATACCACCTCGTTTTATTTATTCGACCATTTAACACATTTTTAAAAGCACCATGACCACTTGAAACTAGACAAGCTTTTTTACAGCCTTCACTAGCTTGTGGACATATATTAAAGCCACTTAAATTTGATGACGCTAAATATAAAATCGCTGTCATATAGCCGTATTTTTGACCTTTAACAGTTTTGGCGTTCTTATCAATATTTAAAAGCTTTTTACTTTTAGAAAATGGTAAAAAGTTATTTTTCATAATTAACCTCTTTAAGTTAAATTTAAATGAAAGTGTCTACATAGTAGAAAATTATTTAAGGGCTTAAAAAGACAGTCTAAATATTTTTTTTGTTTACCTGGATTTTTGATTTTTAAAAAAATTATTCAACTTTTTTAATTAAATCATTTTCCATTGTTATTGTAGTAAAAAATTCTCTAGCTTTTAAAATACCTCTATTAATTAAAGTTGCATTAATTGAGGGTCTATTACAAGCTGAGAATGTTCCATTAGATTTATATTCAGCACCGAATAAACTAGTTTCCGTATAATCTAATTTATTTCCGATATTGTTTTTTAAATCTTTTTTAGATTTATAATTAACTATCATCATATAATTAATTACCTCTTACTATACTATCATCTATAAAATAATATTTAGTCTCTAATTTAACTAAATCATTTATAAACATAGTTTTAAATTTAGTGAATAAGTCACTCGAAACCTCGAACACACTTAACACTTGCTTAAATGTTTTGTCTTTATTTTGTTTGTACAATCTAACTTTATAACCTTGAAAAAAGCCATTAGTTAAATTGGACGTCTTATAGTTTATATTTTCAAATTCAATATAACTATTATTTTTATTATTATATAATTTGTTACCAAATTTATATAAATTATCTTTATTAGTCATAATTAACCTCATTAAGTTAAATATAAAGACTGTCTATTTAAGCCCTTAAATTTTTAAGCATATTGATTAGTGAAAATTAAAATTACTGATTAAACATAATAAGCGTTTAAATTTCATTTAAGCCATTATTCACTAAATTGCTTTTGAGTTTTTAAATTTATGCTTTTGACATAAAAAGCGTTTTTTCACGCTGTCTCAAGTCCTTAAACCACTATATACTTTTTAATCTTTTTATAAGTATTCGTAAAGGCACATTATCTATTTAAAGATTTTTTCAAAAATAACAACCCCTAAAATAAAAAAAAATTAGGCTTATATAATAAGGCTTATTTAAGCAAAATCTGAGCTTCCTGGAATGTTCTCTTTTTGTTCTTTTTCCAGGATAACCTTAAAAAATAAGAAAATAATTAAAATAATAATGAATAAGTAAAAATTAAAAAAACTGTCAAAAATGCTGAAAGTGTCATTTTAGAGGTTTTAAGGTTTTAAAAAACGTCCATAGAAGGACGTAGAGAGCCTTTAAAAGTTTTTTTGATACCTACATACCCCCTTAAATTTTAGATATTCCTTGAATTGATTAAAAGCTTAAAGAATTAATAAAGACTAATTAAAAGAATAAATAAATTAAATCTAAATGAATAATAAAAGAATAATTAAAAGTGATATTAAAGTTTATTTAAGTTGATTTAGATTTAAAGAGAATGAGAAGACAAAAACAAAAGAGAATAAATAAGAGAAAATAAAAAGTAATTTGTTTCGTTTTATTTTTTAAAAAAAATAGACTCCATTAGAAACATAAAGCCAAAAAAAACTTAAAGACCACGCCACAGCCAAAACAAAAAGAAATCAAAAGGGGTCAAAAAGAACAAAAAGAGAACATCAAAGGGGGAAAGAGACCCCCGGAGGACTAATGATACCCTTTCACATTTTTCTACCAAAATATTTACGACATACCCACCTTACAGGGTAATAGACACTCAACATTGGTATTACATAAAAGATTAAAAGTTCTGTTATCATAAGTTCCTCACTACTTTGGCTAGTATGGTTGTGTAATTAGGGTTCTCTGAATACTCTGTAAGTGTGTTAATTAACACATATACATTCATACCCTCATCACGTAATTTTCTAAACTCAGAGTAATTGTAATTGTTTTCTATAATATTCACAAAGTCTCTGACGCTATCACATTTATTGTCGTACACCTTTACACCGAAATCAGCCTTAGTGTTGTCTAACGGTTTCATATTAGGCTTCTCTAGGTCAAATGTACGTATTCCGAAAAGATTGTTACCCTCTATGGTAAATCTAGAAGTACCCCAGCCACTCTCTAGAGCTGCAATACCTATTATTAGGTTATTAGGTATTTGTACTGTGTGGTCAATTTCATTAATACAGCCTTGTACCATATCAATAAATTCCTTCTTTCTATCACTAGCATAACTAGTAGTTCCATATAGAATAGCAAATAGTATTACTAATAGTAATCTCATAGTTCTCCTTATATACTTATAGGGACTTTAACCCCTCTGGTTCTAATAGGGGTACTATTAAAGCCACCTGTCTTTCTTAGGTTTTCTGCCTGTAGAGTTTTCCATAAACTTCTCTAAGTCAGCCCAAAGTAAGGCGTCTTTGTGTTCTTTATATGACAGTATTTGGTCTCTATCCATTCGTTCTGTCCAATAAGCAACAGCGATAGATAAAGCGTCCAAGGCGTCATCATGCTTAATCGCACCCTTGTCCCTAGTTATCCTTGTCATCTGTTTAAACAACTGGTGGTCTATAGGTAATCTGAAATCGTCTTTAATCAATTCCTGAGAAACTACAAGCCTGTGTTGGTTCATAACAGGTTCAAGAGTATCAATTATTCTTAACTCTTTTTGTTTAGAATGTCTGACCTCTTCTATTGAACATGGGTGTATTTTCGCTAATATAGGTTTTAATAAAGCTGTAGCCATACCATCACCAAAGTTGCTCTCAATGACCACCTGGTTAACATCTTGCTGTTTTGCGATAGTTGATAGCCTTTCGAGGATAATGTCGCTATAACCCCCCTCTAAAGCCCCACAATCGGTCAAATAAAGCACTCCATGCAACATCTTGACTACTGCATAGCCTGTACGGTCTGCACCTCTTCCTGAAGGGTCTATAGCCATTACAGAGCCTTCAAATTTAGCGTATTCTGAACTCATATACATAGGGGCTACCCAATAGTCCCCTTTAAGCCCTACGTTAGGTAATTCACTATCTATAGCCTTTATTTGGTCAGTTCCACTAGCCCATTGTATTTTGGCTGGTGCTTCTTTCCAAGACTCTAATCCTGAGACACACATTAAGTCATTAATCTTTAATGGGTATTTCTCTAAATCAGATAATGTCGTATCTAACATGAACTGTAGTTGGAAACCACTACGACCATAAGACGCTTCACGTTCCATTAAGTCTACTTCATCAAATCTTCTTGGGTCAGTAGGCTTACCCTTAATCTTAGGGTCTTCTTTAATTTGTTGTCTAATAACAGGGGCAAGTTTTTCCCCTAAGTTAACCGTTTGTATATCTGTAGGATATAACGCTGTCCATATTCTAGTCTTAAATCCTCTTTCCTCTAAGTCATTGTATAATGACATTTCGGTTTGAGGTGTACCTAAGAATATAATACGACCAACATCAGGTTTAATAATTGCGTCAAACTCTTTGACTGTTTCACTAAGTCTATCTCTCATTAATTGTGTCTGAGAGTTATTAGCTGACTCTACGTCATCTGCAATAATTAAATCTGCACGTGAACCTGTGAGCTGCGAAGTGATACCTAAAGATTTAACTGAAGGTGCGTGTGAAGCTCTTGCAGGTGCGACATCAAATGATATTTTAGAATGTCTTTGGTCATCTCTTGGTTTTAAATGCTCTAAGATTGGCATTTCTGAGATTAACCTTTGTGTAAACGTACTAAAATCATCTGCTCTGTTTTTACTTGCTGATACCACTAGAATATTTCTTTGTGGGTTCATAAGTAGTTGGTGGCAAACGAATGCACTAGTTATCCAACTCTTTCCTACTCCTCTAAAAGCTTCAATAACTAATCTCCTATTATCTGATTGTAGGAAATCTGCTATATCATATTGTATGGGAGTTGGGGAAGGAAGGGCTAGATGTTGCCAAGCTAAGTATAAAAAGTTTTTAAAGTTTTTTACACTTGGCTCTGTTTGTTTTGTAATTTTTTTAACCATAATTAAACCAATTGTAAGCTGCGTATAGCGATAATGTTAAATACATTAGTTCCATACATTTGCGTGGTAAGTCTTTATCTTGATGAGACGCATAAACCCAAATCATAGTTGAGATACTTGCTAGAACCCAACCAATCCATTGATAGTTGATGTTCGTACTCGACAAGATTAATACCGATACAAATGCTAAACTAAAACCTATCCATCTAAAGTTACTTTTCATCAAATGGTAAGTCGTCTGTGATAGTCTGTTTAGGTTCTTCATCTATTTCTACTCCGTATGTTTTACACGTGTCTAAACAAACTTTTAGTTCACTAGCTGTTAGCTTTTCACCACTCGTAAGCATTTCGTAAGCTTTATCTACTAAAAGTTTAGGTAAACTCTTAATTTTTGCTTCGTAAGAATTAACTTTAGGATTACTCATTATATCGCTGCTATAATTATAGCAACAACACCTATAGCAATTGCTATACTTAATTTCTTGTTATTCTCGATAAATATTTTTCCTTTATTTATCCAAGTCGTAGGCGTATTTCCGAATATTATCATTTTATCTCCTTTATTTTAATATGAGTTTTTTGATATGTTTTTTGTCTAGGTATATCTCAATTTCTGCTTCTGATTTTAAGCATTCATACCTTACGTTACTGCCACTCTTCAATTGTCTCATTGCAACTCTTTTACCTTTAAGGCAGTCGGACATAGAAGCCTGTATTCTATGTTCTTGAATTTCATTGTTAACAATCATAAGTAAAGCTACAACAGTCTCTATCATTGGTAACTTCCCTTTCCGTTTTCTCTAACTTTGTCTTTTAATTTTTCAATATCATTCAAAGCTTTTTCTAATTGTTTTTGTGTAAATTCTATATTTACTTTATTTGTCATATTTTGCTCTTGAGTAAGTTGTAATTTCTCAACAGTTTTATATAACTCTTCTAATAATAAAAATTGTTCCTGGTCTGTAGTTGTTTGTTCAGATTTTTTCAATAGGTCAGCATTCATTAATTCTCTAGAAGTCTCTAGAGACGTTAGCCTAGCCGTAATATTTGACCACGCAAGAACACCCATTGCTACAGCAATAATTATTCCTACCATATTTTTGATAGGCATAGCTACTGATGTATTTTCTGATACTTTCATTATTTCCTTTTCATTAGGTCTACACCTTTAAGACCATAAATTGAGCCAACTACTCCTATGAATAATCCCTGATACCAGAATGGCATATTAGAGAAATAATCAAAGAAAATATCTAGTTTAGCACGAATTTCAGGGTCGTCAGAGAAAACAGAGTAAGCCAATAAAATAATAGGAATGGATATAAGAACCAATACGAACTCATCTTTCCAACCATTATCGTTACTTGCAATAATAGCTTTCTTATATTCGACTTCACCGTTTACCATTCTTTCTACATGATTTCTCTCAGCTTTAGC